CCTATAAGAGGTGTAGCTGCTATAAGAGCTCCACTTATCGTTTTACCAATAATACCTGACTTACCAGATGCATCTGCGGCAGCTGCACCAAGATCCATTGTCTTTTGCATTCCACCTAAAGGTCCGTCATAATCTTCACCACGAGCTTCAATTCTAGCTTCTGCAGCTGCAAAATCTTTTCTAGCTTTGTCTTGAGCTAGCATCTTCTGTTCTTTTTTAGTGAGAAAGTTTCCTTCTTCTTGTAACTTTTCAAGATTAGCAATTGCACCGACAACATTTGAAGTATTATCGTTTACTGCATCAGTAAGATCTTCTAACTTGTCTGCAAGAACAGTCGTTGATTCTTTGTTATTGAAAATAACATTTCTAATAACATTTGATTGGGTGTTATCGTTTACAGCAGGAAGTGCCATTACTTACTCTTTTGTGCGATTGCTTCTTTACCATAGAATGCAGCTACAATTGCTGCTACTGATACAAAGTATACTGCAGCCATGTCACCAAGAATTTTAGCTGCGTTATCTAATCCAATCCATACTGCAAGTACAACTGCAAAGGGATATAACAACATTCCGGCAAGAGCAAACCACGCCATGTTTCTTTGAGCGTCTTGTTTCTTATCATCGTTTTCCATATCACTTCGCATGTCTTCAAGTTCAATCATTCTTTCTTCCATTGCAATCTCTTCGTCACTTACTATACCATCGCCATCTTTATCAAGGTGGGCCCATTTTGAACCTGGTTGTAATTTCTTTGCAGCCATTACCTTCTCCGTTTTGCTTGACGCTGTTGTGCTCTTTCTTTTTCTACTTCTAAATGTTGTATTAACATATTTATATAGATATCACGCTCAAACGGTATCATGCCTTCAAGCTCATCAAGTGAGTACTTGTGGTGTTGCATAAGTTGAAAATTTGTTTGATAATAGTTGGCTAAGCTCTCGTGAGTTAGCCCAATGAGAAAAAATCCTGTAGCCCATTCAACTCTAACTTAGAGCCCTTTCCACATTTCATACACTTATAGTCTAAAGTGTGTTTCATTACTGGTGCATTTCTAAAGAACTCAAGAATCTTATCAAGCTGTTCTACTGTAAGTGAAAGAATAAAATCTTTTGCTTCATCCAACGTAAATGTATCATGTACATTATCTTTATCAAAAACCATTGCTATGTTTTTAGCTAAGAACTCAATATTCTGATCAACATCTAGTTGCTGTGTGTTTACAGTCATTAAAGTTCTATAGTCTGGATATCTCATCTTGACACTGTATGTGTCATTGAGTTCAATGATATCTGAAGCATTGTCTGGAAAAATGACTTTGATATCTTTTAGGTTTATTTCTACTTCAGTTGGAGTCTTACATTCTTCAAAACAATCTGGTCTAAGTTTAAGTGGGATCACATCTCCAATACTTTGACCTCTGATTTGTAAAAACAAAAACTCAATATCAAATCCAGCTAACTTTGATACATCAATATCATCAAGCACACAATCGCTAATGATGGTAACAACTGAATTTAGAATAGACTTCTTGTCAGCACTTTCTCTAGCTATTAAAAGTGCTTTCTGTTCTTTAATTGTAAATGGTCTGAATCTTATTTCTTTTTTTGTTGAGGGAATTTCAGTTAAAAACTCAATGTTATTCAGCTTAGGTAAAGCCATAATCTACTCCTTAATTACCAATCATTCTCCACACTCTGTTCTAATCGTTGGAAAGATTGCTCAGATCGTTGTATAGCCTCTTCAACTCGTTTAGTTGCCGACTTCTTTGTGACTATTTTTGAATCACTTATTTCTACTTCTTCAACTTCTTCATCTTTCCAATATCTATATGTCATAGTAACATTTAATCGTACAATGTCATTACTATTCCAATTGAGAGCTATAGGGTTAATAATAATTGGATATGCATCTATTAGTTTTACATTCCTTGTAACATTACCTGTTTGATCATATGCAATAATGTTAAGAGATGATCTGTACTCATCAAAATAGTTTACATCAAAACCAATTGACGAAGTTGGTCCAGGTGCTTCATATCTGTTTGTTCTATGTTTGCCAACTACAGCATCAAACCATCCATTGAAATATTCTACTTCTTTATAACCACTAGAAACTAATACTGACATTGTAAGATCTTGATAGATTGTATTATATGCAATCTTTTGTAGAGTACCATATTGTCTGTAATCAGTAGTCTGTGCTGACCTGCCAGGAAACTCAATTGATTCACATTTGAATCTCATTTCAGAATCTTCATAGATCGAGTAGATAGGACTTGTAATCAAAACCTCAAAGTTATGAGATTTAGCTGGTTCTTTAAAAACTGCTTTAAGTTGATCTGGACTAAATGCCATTACACTGCTTTCCTACTTTCGCCCCAAACAAAGTCTGCACTCTTCTTAGAGAATCTTTGAGTTGGTAAGAACAACGCTATGTCCCATTCTACTGGATCGATTAACAAATACCTTGACTTTACCTGTGATGTAAGATATCTCTTTACACATGGTTTGAAGTATCTATATTTAGCTGCAGACTTGAGTATTTCGTAACTTACGCGTAGTTTGGTGTTCTCGTCATATCTTTGATTAGATGACAAACTATAGAGGGCATCCATAAGCTGAGCTCTTAGACGTGGAGGTAGATAGTGTAAGTTGATACCTAAGAACCCATCATTATAATCTTCTATCATAAACACAAGAGGAAACCTATCATAGTATGGTAATGTCGCTTTGTGTTTTGGATCATAGTTAAACATATACATAGACCCAACACCAGTGCGTCCAACCTGCTTGCCTCTATTTTTAGATATGAGTGATGATGGTGTTACTGTTGTAGTAGCAGCTTGATCTCTAAACCAGTTTCGTGCATCTGCTGTTCTTGCTGGTACTTGCCCAGCTCTGATGCCTTGTGTCAAAATATTATCAAAAACGTATGCGACCATGTTGTCTTCCGGTTAAAACAGATGTATAATTGGCTCTGTAGCCATTGAAGGGATAAACTACTTTAGTCCAAGTTCGTTCTCTGTGAGTATCTGAAACCTCCATTGACGGTCTCTACAATACTCTATAGCAGCATCCCACTTATACTTATTTATGGCGTATGTCTTAACTTCATTAATGTACTTTTTAGTTAGCTTTGTCTTCTTTTCTGGTTCCTGTGTCTGATAGAACGGTTTCACTTCTATCATGACTGTCTCTAACTCACCAGACTTGTTTTTTATTTTTATTATAAAATCTGGAAAGTATCTATGGTACCTTCCATCTATAGGTGACTTATATGGTACAAACATCTCTTCAGATGACCAATTCAACACGTTTGGATTGCGGTCAAAGTAAATCATACAGCGTTTTTCCCAACTACTACGATAAATAATGTTAGTCGGGTCACCGTTGTATTTTGCAGGATGGTGTGGCTTAAAGTAACCTTTCATAGGTATATCTATAATGGCAGATGTAAATATTGGTTCAGCTGTACAAAGAAGATTCTCAGAGACAGTAAGTGGAAGAGGACCTCTTGCTCCTTTAACCAAACCTGTTGGTAAAAATGTTCTCACATTTCCTGGATCGTTAAACGATACCGATCACTGGGTTTGTTTTAGAGCTGCTAAGTATTCAAAGTTACAAAAGAAATCTATTACACAACAAGAGAACATAGCTAGCATTTACTTACCTGTACCACAAGACTTAAAGACAGGATACAAAGCAGGTTACAATAATGAATCTCTTGGTGTAGGAGGTGCACTTGCTTTACAAGTTGCACAAGGAGAGAAAATAGACAAGGGCGATGTTGCAATGGCTCTTGGAACAGATTTGATTTCTAATCCTACAGTTACTGGTTTATTGGGTGCTGGAGCTGCAAATGCTCTGGGTGGTAGTGGAGCAGCTCAGATAGTTGGAGGTGCTGTTGGTGTTGGTGCAGGTCAAGCAGTAAAGGCTACATTAGCTAATAAAGGTATAGCAAGAAACCCTCACCAAGCTGTTTTATTTCAAGGTGTAGATTTTAGAAACCATAGTTTCAATTATACATTCACTCCAAGAAACGAAAATGAATCTGAGATACTGCAAGGCATTATATATGCATTTAAATTTTTCATGGCCCCGCGGCTGAAAAGATCAAATCACTTTTTTGATTATCCAGAACAATTTGATATTGACTTCAAAGATGAGAGGAATCTTTTTGATATTGGAACTAGTGTTCTCACATCTTTTGATGTAAATTATCATGCAGCAGGACAATCAGCTTATTATGTAAACAATCATCCAGTTTCAATTAATTTGTCAATGAACTTCCAAGAAGTAACTATTACTACAAAAGACGAAATAGAAAAGTTGGGAAGATAATGGCACACCTATTTAAGTACTTTCCAAAAGTAAGCTATGATATAAAGAAGAACAAAAAACCATTAGAGCTGACTAATGTTATGTTGCGTTTTAAGATTACTCAAGCACTTAACACAAGAGCAGCCATATACTATAATTATACAGTGGAAGAAGGTGAGTCCGCTAGTATGATAGCTGATAAACTTTATGGTGATTCAAGATTAGATTGGTTAATTTTTATGATCAATGATGTTGTAGATCCTCTTTATGACTGGCCATTGGGTGGTATTGAACTGAATGAATT